ACCGTTAGGCGCAGGAGCAAAGTATCGTGAAGGTCTTGAATTTATACGCAGGTATTGGTGGTAATCGGCTGTTGTGGCAGGATGTAGAAGTTACGGCAGTTGAGTTCAATCCCGAAATTGCCGCAGTTTATCAGGCATTGCATCCACAGGATACCGTCATTGTAGATGACGCTCACCAATATTTGCTTGACCACTACCAAGAGTTTGATTTTATCTGGACTTCCCCGCCGTGCCAGTCTCATTCATCCATGCGGCAAAACCTTGCTGTTCGTTTTCGTGGCACTCCCGCAAAGTATCCAGATATGAAACTCTATCAGGAAATCATATTCTTGCAATATAACTTTTCTGGTAACTGGGTAGTTGAGAATGTCAAGCCATATTATGAGCCGCTTATCCGTCCTACGATTGAATTGCATCGTCATTTGTTTTGGTCAAATTTCAGCATCCCTTATGCCGAGTTTGAAAATAGCAAATTGCGATCCGCTCAAATTCCAGACCTGCAAGAATATCTTGGAATTGACATCAGCAAATATAAGTTATCTGAAAAGCGGCAGGTCTTGCGTAACTGCGTTCTCCCACCTTTAGGGCTGCATGTCTTCTCTGCGCCTAACAACCGCTTGCACTTGACCGCTGGTACGCTCCCGCTTTTTGAGCATTTATCTACACCTGAAACTTATCCTGTTTCAGAAGGCTTTACTCAGCCCACCAGCGGCAAGTAAAGCAAACCGTTCTTTCTGAAGGTGAAACCCGTATCCCGAAGGTGATGAAGATTTTGGCGAAGAGTCAACTCACTTTTATCGAACCTGCTTGTTTTGTGGTTGTCAGTGGTGGGGGTTGCATTGCCCGCATGATGGCTATCAAAATAATTTATAGCCCATTGGAGGCATTGGCTGACTCTTGTTAAATTTTTCAATATGATTTAAAATACGAACACAAATTCATACTCCGCGGGTTCAGCAATTTTGCGGGACCAAAAAACGTAACGAAGTTGAGCGCTCGTTGTGCACTTGCACAATGGGCGCTTTTTGATTCCCTTAGCGGAGCGGGGATCTACGACAAAAGGAGAATGATCATGTTCGAGACTGTCCTTCAACAGTTGGCTGCCATCGCTGTGCTTGTGGAACGCGGTGTGCAATTTGCCAAGACCGTTTTTCAATACAACGCTTGGGCACAGGCTTATCAAAAGTACATTGATACCGCGTTGAATGTTGGCTTCAATGTGGCGTTGTGTTTTTCGTGGCATGTGGATTTGTTTACAGCAGCGCGAATCAATTTCCCGTATGCGTGGGCGGGTCCGGCGCTGACTGGCGTTCTGGCTTCGCTGGGTTCCAGCGTGGTGCATGAGTTCGTCGAGCTGCTCAAGGGCTGGCGAGCTGGTGTGCCTGCGGTCAGGAAATGAATGGCGGCACCCGAATCCACACGACCGATCACGCTGCATGTGACGAACATGGATACGGCATCGCTCGCGCATTTGATGCAGGAGCGCGTGACCGTGCTTGACCTGGAGATCGACCGAGCAGTGGCGCTGAAATTGTTGCAGCACCTGCGCGCGCGGCTGGACGAGAACCTGCCTGGCGCCATCCGCGTGCGGTTGACGGGTCGCCTGGAGTTGTAAGCAATGAGCGCAGAGATCAAACCCAACGCAGAGGCATGTCATGCCGCCATCCTGGACGATAACACGATGTTGATCGCAGATATCGTAACTGGCGAGATCTATTGGGTCAGCCCATTGGTCGAGCGGATGTTTGGATATCAGATGGCGGGAGCGCTCAAAGGTCAACGGGTGGAGATGTTGATCCCCACCCGGCTGCGGCACCTGCACCGACTGCATCGCAAAGCGTATGAGCACCATCCCTATGATTTGGAGATGGGTATCGACAAAAACGGCACGCCGCGCAAATTGATTGGCGTGAAACGCGATGGCAGTGAGTTTGGCATTTTTGTTTCCGGTCGCGCGCGTGTGATCGAGACGCACGGCAAGACGTTCCCCTGCGTGGTGCTGACGCTGTGGCTGGCGTGGACGGACGATGGACTCTGAACAGGTGCTCAAGTGGCTGGGCGTGTTGATGGCATTGCTGGGCGGCGGCAGTATTTTTTATGTGTGGTATGCGCCGCGCGGCGAAAAGGCAAAGGTGCAAAGTGCGGAAGAGGATGTGCGGCTGAAGCAGATCGAATTCCAGCAGAACCAGATCGACACGATCATCAAACTGAGCACGGCGCTGAACAGCGCAACCGTGAAGCTGGCAATTGCCGAACGGCAACTGGCAGATGTGAAAGTGGAGCTGCGGATGATCCGCAAAATTGCCCGCAAACTGTATGAAGAGATCGACAATACCGACATGCTCACCAAGGAAGAGATCGATCTTTTGAATGTATTGGACACAATCGATTTAAAGGAGCAGTTATGAACGAACAATTTACACCCGGCGAATATACAGTAACGAACGTTGATGGTCTCATCATCCGCAAGTCGATGATCACCACCAGCACAACGAACCGGTATGGCAAATATGCCAATGGTGAGAACTTCAAGGTTTACCAGATATACCCGGAAGTCAATGGCATTTTGTGGGGGCGCGTGTCATCGTCCACGGAGCAGGGATCGGCTTTGTATTGCGGGCTGCGCGTGAACAATCATCCCATGGTCAAGTTCGAGAAGCCGTTTGAGCAGGAGCAACTGCCCACCACGTCTCTGCTGAATTGGGCGAATGAGATCGATGCCTGGGCACGCTTGAACGGATTCAAGGGTCCGAAACCGGAATAACTTCGATGCCTGTACATCAGCCCAATTTTGTTTTGCCTGAGGAATATCGCCAGCTGGCGCTCGATTTGGATCTGCCAGAGATCGAGCAGGATGGTGTATCTGTGGAAGAAGCCCGCAGACGAAGCGAGGTTGGCTTGCAGGCGTTGAAAGCCAGGCGGGAAGAACCAAACGGCACTCCCTGGTTGGAGACTTTCTTTGAATTACTTGATGGCGGCTGGGCGTGGCGACAGGCTGCCTACATTGCGTGGGCTTCAACTCCGAAGGAAGGCAGAGTTCCTGCCACACAGGATGAACTGGCACGCGACTATTTAGGCTTGACCAGCGATCGCCCGATTGCCACGTGGCGCAAACGCAACCCTGCCATCATCGAGATGATCGCGATTCTGCAATCGGCTCCGTTGTGGGAGCAACGCGCAGATCAGTTCAAGGCCTTGAATGAAGGTGCCAAGAAAGCAGGCGATGACTATAAGTTCTTCAATCACTTGAAGCTCGCGATGGAGATGCGTGGCGACTATATTCCTGCATCGCAAATCTCTGCCACACTGCGGAAGAAGTTGACTGGAGATCTTTCCGAATTAAGCGATGACGAACTGAACCTGCTCGAGGAGGCATTGAAGGAACGTAAGGAGGGTGAGGAATAATGCTCCCGGGTGTTTCTTCCAAGGTCAGGCACTCACCCCAGGCTGCCAAACGTGAACACGATCGACGCCGATTGGCACGTCAGCGTTTCATTTCATTTTGTCAGTACGTGGATCCCAAATTCGAAGATGCTCCGCATATGCGTTTGATTGCCGCCAAGTTGGAGATGGTTGCGAAATTCATTCAGACCCAGGGCAAGGAGGGAATCGGGCGATTGATGATCCTCATGCCGCCACGGCATGGCAAGAGCGAACAGGCGAGTCGCAAATTCCCCGGCTTTATGCTGGGGCGATTGCCTGACGTGCGCATCATCATGGGCTCGTATGGTGCTGATCTCGCCAGCAAGAACTCGCGTGCGGTCCGTGATTTGATCGAGAGCAAACGCTACCAGGCATTGTTCGGTGGTTTATCCAGCCGCAATGAACCGGTGGAGTTATCGAGCGATTCACGATCAGTCTCTGCCTGGGATTTGGCACAGCCTCATCGAGGTGGGGTGGTGGCTGCCGGTGTGGGTGGCGGTATCACCGGTTTGGGAGCTGATCTGTTTATCGGAGATGATCTTTTCAAAAACCGCGAAGAGGCGGAAAGTGAGTCGCGCAGAGAATTGGTAGATGACTGGTGGAAGTCATCGGTGTTGACGCGTCTCGAGCGTGAATATGCAGCCATCATTCTTTTTTTCACGCACTGGAATCCGGATGACCTGGTAGGACGTTTGTTAAAGCGAATGGTGGAAGATCCGCATGCCGATCAGTGGCACATTTTGATGCTGCCTGCCCTGGCATTGGATAGTTATGCCGTGAATGAGGAAGAGCAGCGCAAGAAGATGTTGGATGGCGTTTATTTGCCACTGGAAGATCCGCTTGGAAGAAAACCTGGCGAACCGTTATGGGCGAGTCGCTTTGGACGAGAGTGGCTCATCACCAGGCGTTCCAATGTAGGTGACTATGATTTCGAAGCGTTGTATCAGCAGCTGCCTTATCCCAAGTCTGGTCAAAAATACAAACGCGAATGGTTCAAAGTAATCACGCAGCTTCCGGAAGGGGTGACCATCAAGTTCATCGTTCGGCTGTGGGATAAAGCCAATTCGTCTTCAGGGGATTACACCGCTGGTGTATTGATGGCGTATTGTTCAGATGGCAATTTTTATCTCTTGGACATCAAGCGAGGGCAATGGACATCGGGCATCCGTGACCAGAAGATGAAGAGTACAGCGGTGAGCGATCGGGAGATGTATGGCAAGGTCAAGATCTGGCATCAGCAGGATCCGGGATCAGCTGGCAAAGATTCAGCAGAAGCAACAAACCGCGTGCTGATGGGCTTTCCCGCGAAGTTTGAACCCGTTACGGGAGATAAGGCAACACGATCAGAACCCCTGGAGAGTGCCTTTCAAGGCGGGCTGATGTATCTCTTGAAAGGTGCCTGGAATGAAGCCTTCATTGATGAATGTGTTGCCTTCGACCGCGGTAAATATGATGACCAGGTGGATGCTGCCAGCGGTGCGTACAACAAACTGTTGGAAATGATTGGCACGCATAGAAAGAGCAAAATAGGATGAACTGGTTTCAACGCTTACTCTCGAAGGCTTTGCCTACATTTGGCAAGGTTACCCAATTCATGCCGATCTGGGCACGTTATGCCTTTAGCAAGCTCACAATGGGGAGGATTGTCAGCGAGGGTTACAAAGCGAATGCTGCGGTGAGTGCCTGTGCTACCACGCTGCAGTTGACATTCCCCGAGCCGCCCTTGATGGTGGGTGTCGAAGAAGAGGGTAGATACATTCCGGATTACAACCATCCATTGCTGAAGCTGTTACGCAAACCAAACGAAGACATGGGATTAGCAGAGTTCCTGCAGTACTGCATCACGTATTCTCCGATTGGTGGAAATACTTATCTATGGAAACAACGTGCGCAAAACAGGAAGCTGCTGGCGTTATGGCCCTTCAGTGATTTGCAAATTACACCAGTTGCAGGCACAAGCACAGCCGAGGGTTTGGTTGGCTATTACGAATATGATTCAGGCGATGGAAAGAAAATTCCGATTCCGAAGGAAGACATCATTCATTGGAAATGGATGATCGATCCGCAGTTCCCATGGAAGGGAATCGGAGCTGTAGAACTGAGCGCTCGTGAGGTGGACAAAGACAACGAAGCCACTTCCTATATCTTTGCCTTATTAAAGAACAATGCGGTCCCACCGGTGGTGATCACGCTTGAGGAGGGTGATGATCCTACCCAGGAGGAACTGGATGCCATGGGGTTGAAGTGGGTCCAGAAGCACGGCAGTGGGCAGCCTGCCTTCATTACATCGGGGATGAAGGTCGAGCAGATGGGATTCGATCTGCATAAACTGGCAGCCGATACCCTGGCAGATATTCCCGAGACTCGCATTGCAGCCAACTTCCATGTGCCACCCTCAGTGGCTGGCTTGAATGTGGGCGTGAAGCGCAGTGATTACGGAGATACCGCGGCACGTAAAGCTTTCACCGAGCAAACGCTTATGGCTTTATGGCGGTCCCTGGCTTCAGAGTTGTTGAACGGGCTGAAGGATGAATATCCAGGCACGCCCGATAATTTTGCGATCTGGTTTGATGTGCGCAATGTTGGAGCGCTCCAGGAACAGAAGAAGGACCAATGGGAACGCGTGACACTGGCTTTCAATCGTTCGCTGTTGACACGTGCTGAAGCGAAGCAAGAGTTGGGGATGAAGCCCAGCTCAGGCGATGATGTGTACTTCGTCAGCCTGGCAAGCGAGTTCGTGCCGTCTGGGCAGGCTGTGATTCGATCCACAGACAATAGTTCATCCACTGCCGGAAAAGGCATTAAGTATTTGTTGAATGCCAAAGGCAGGGCAGGCGGGCAGGCGCTGCAACGGATCCGTTTGGATGTTGCCAGACGGATGACGCAGGCGGTGGATGCGTATTTTAGTCAATTGGCGGACAGGGTGGTGGAGCGAGCCGGTAAAGCGACCCCACCCCCGACCCCTCCCCAAATGAGTACATTTGAAGAGGGGAGAAAAGATTTGCCGAATGCCGGTCAATTGTTGAATGCTGATGATCGCAACAAGCTCGAGACCCTGATCAAACGTTTCTATGTGGAGATCCTGCAGCTTTCCTGGCAGCAGTGGAATTACGTGTTGGGGGTAGAGAAGGCATTTGACTTGGAAGATCCATTGGTATCGCAACTGTTGAGGATGGCAGCGCAAAACGTGAAGGATATCCATCAAACGACGATGGATGAAATCCGTGATGCATTGACGTATGGCAACGACAACGGCTGGAGCATTGACCAGCTGGTACGCGGAGATGAGAACCATGCAGGTTTGAGAAGCATTGTGGATGAAGTTTACAAGGACCGGGCACGCACGATCGCACGCACCGAATTAGGCGAGGCGCAGAACCTGGCAACAGTATCCAGATACAAGGATGCCGGAGTGGCATTGGTGGAGATCCTGGACAACGGATCCACCGATGACGATGAGGAATGCAAAACCGCGAACGGTCAGATCTGGACATTGAGCTATTTTTCAAGTCACACACTTGAACACCCGAATTGCACGCGTGCTGCAGCACCGGTGTTCGATGATGTGAAACCCGATCGCAGTTAAGGAGTAACCATGGAACCTATTCATTTCCCACAAGCCAACAAAGTCCTGGGCAAACCACCCGGCATGACCGATGAGGAGTGCGGTCCGCTACCAGTATTCAACGATGGTCAACAATCGATATCCTGCTGGCAGATGACCTGGCGTGAGCGATTAGCGGCATTGATCTTTGGCAAGGTCTGGTTGTTTGTTATGTTCGGTCACACGCAACCACCAGTGTTGCTGCTGGCAAAGAACAATATTTTTGTGAATACAGAAAAGGAGAATACCGATGCTCTATAAGACCCTGCCTTATTTTGTTAAGGAACTAGATGCGAAGACGAGAACCGTGAGCGGCATTTTTGCCGTGCATGGCAACATCGATTCAGGTGGAGATATGAGTGAGAACGGCTCGTTTGCCAAACGCCTCAACGATGGCAGCCGCAAGCGGGTGCGGTTCTTGTGGAATCACAATGCGATGAACCCGCCGATTGCGAGCGTGAAGAACATTCAGGAGGTGGGACGGGATGCGCTGCCAGCGAAGGTGCTGGATTGGGCACCCGATGCAACCGGAGGCGTGGAGGTGACGCGGAAATATTATTCTGACATCGCGCTGGCGGATTGGGTCTTCAAGGGCATTGAGGAAGGCGACATCACAGAGATGTCTTATGCATATGACGTGCATCAATTTTCGATTAAGAAGCTCGATGATGGGAAAGAGATCCGTATTTTGCAGGATGTCGAGCTCTATGATGTCTCGGATGTGAACTGGGGTATGAACCCCGCAACTGCTGGTGTAAAAGGTCTGCCGGTGAGCGGCACGACTTTTGTACAACACTCCGCTTTGGTTGAGGCAACCGTGGAGGAGTTTTTGACGCGCGTGAAGGATCGCAAGAACTTCCGCGAGCAGGAAGGGCGCACACTCTCTGAGGGCACACGGGAACGCCTGGCAAAGATGGTCACGGAGCTCGAGACCGTTTTGGCTGAGACGACACCGTTAGCAGATCAGAAGGATGTGCTCGCTGAATATGCAAAGTTTCTTAAATTCGAATCGAACCTACGAGGAGCACAAATATGAAAACCGCAAAGGAATTACAAGAGCAGCTCAACGCGAAACGTGATGAGCTGGCACAGAAGTATGAAGGCAAAGCCACCACCGTGGATGGTGAAGCCCGTTATGACCTCACCGTGAAAGAACTTGATGAGGTACGAGCGCTTAATAAAGAGATCGATGATATTGCTGTTAACCTGGAACGTGCCAAGGATGCGGACAGCATTTATCTGAAGAATCAACGCAGCAATTGCCGATGAATACCAATGGCAAGATGAATGAAACCAAGAAGGATACGAAAACCCTGGGGCAGTTGTTTGTTGAGAGCGAAGCGTATCGTAATCGACAGAGCGCCAAGCACATTGATGTTCGTATTCCGGATTTCAATTTTCTTGATCTCAAAACCCTGATGGAAACCGGTGCCGGTTTTGCACCGCAGGCGGTCCGTACAGGACGTGTTGTTGAGTACGCTCATCGCCGTCCGGTTGTGGCTGATCTGATTCCACAGACTGACACGGATCAGTCTGCAGCTGTGTATATGGAAGAGACCACCAGCACCAATAATGCTGCGACGCGAACGGAAGGTGCCACAGCTGGTGAAAGCGCTCTGCAATATACCGAACGCAACGATCCGGTGCGTGAGATCGCCACCTGGCTGCCAGTGACTGAAATCCAGGTTGAAGACGTGCCGGTTGTTCAATCCACGATCGACAACCGCCTGCTGTTCTTCCTGGATTTGGCGGAAGAAGTTCAATTGCTCACTGGTAATGGCAGCGCGCCAAACTTAACCGGCTTCCACACCAAGAGCGGCGTGCAGAGCCAGGCAAAGGGTACCGATCCGGTTCCGGATGCAATCTACAAGGCGATGACCTTGGTCCGCTATACCGGCATGGCAGAACCGAGTGCGGCAATCTTCCACCCGAACGATTGGCAGGATGTACGTTTGCTGCGCACAGTGGATGGTATTTATATCTGGGGTTCGCCCGCTGAAGCGGGACCGGAGCGCATCTGGGGTTTGCCGGTGGTGATCACCACCGCCGAAACCGAGAACACCGCGTTGCTGGGGGACTTCCAGTTGTATTCGGAGATCCGCCGCAAGCGTGGTGCCAATGTGAAGGTCTCGAACAGCCACGATGATTTCTTCATCAAGGGCAAGCTGGCGATCCGTGCGGATAAGCGCCTGGCGTTGTGCATCTATCGTGCAGCAGCGTTCTGCAAGGTGACGGGTATTTAGCTTTTAGCACCCTCACCCCCAGCCCCTCTCCCTGAAAAGGAGAGGGGGAGATATGAAAGGAGATCAACATGCCGTTTATTGAAGGACATCTGGGTCCTTATGAAAATGCAGGGGTGCCAGTGCAGGGCACTGATGAAGTGCAGACACTGACGATCGGTGGCACTCCCACTGGTGGAACATTTAAGCTGGCATTCGACGGGCATGCCAGCGGACCCATCACGTGGAGTGCAACCAATGCCACGTTGTTGGCAAATATCCAGGCAGCGCTCGATGCGATGCCGAATGTAGGCACGAATGGCATCGTGGCTGCAGCAGGTTCGTTGACCGCAGGTATCGGCACCATCACGCTCACGTTTGGAGCGAACCTTGCCAACCTGGCGGTGCCAACGATGACTGTGGCCAATAACAGCCTCACTGGCACGAGTCCCACGTTGGCTGTGGCTGAAACCACACCGGGTGTCACGGCGACGATGCGTGGCGCAAAGAAAGGCGCGACCGTGGTTGATACAACCAATGGCAAGGAATATATCAACACGGGCACGCCACTGGATCCAACCTGGACCGTAAAAGGTACTCAAACCTAAGAGGTGTTGATATGGCTAAACAAGATAAGAAAATCAAAATCAAAATCAGAATTCTGCCCCTGCGTGGCATTGGTGGAGTCGGTTCGGCTGGTGATACTGCCTGGATGACCAAAGAAGAAGCGGATTACTGGGTCAAGGAAGGCTACGTGGAGATCATGACCAAGACCAGCGAACCCGTGCCGTCGAGTGTTGCTGATGCCGAACCTGCGCAGAAGCAATTGTCTCTGGATGAAGAATCCAGTGAGGAGCCAGGCGAAGAAGATCATACGATCATGAAGCCTGAGAACGCGAGGGATTAATGACCAGCCTGGTTAGCCCTGCGGATGTAAAGAGGCTCGTGAATACATCGTTGGCTGATGCAGATTTGCAGACAGTCATTGAGCGTGTTGAGTCGCAGATCACGGAAAAAATCGGCGGTCCACAAACTGATGCCTACGCTACACAAGTGATCAAGACGCTGCGCGGAGAAGGCTCGAATCTGTTTATGCCCACGGAGATCTACAGCGTGGTCAGTATCGACGAGGATGGCACCACGCTAGATGCGAGCGATTATCAGACGTGGGGTGGTGGTGTGATTGAACGGCTGCCCTCCGGAGCGACATGGGGCAATCGCTGTGTGGTGACCTATAAGCCCACAGACGATCGTCTCAAGCGCAGCCAGGTGATCATTGACCTGGTGAGGATGGCGCTCGAGCGCACTGCACTGAAGCAGGAAAGCGTGGCTGGTGAATATTCCTACACCGCT